AACAGCGTAACATGCGCAACGTGTAACACTTAACCATAGGAGAACCCATGACAAATCCGAATAAATTCAACACTGTAGTCACCCTTCGCCTCGAAGTGGGTGAAGACGGCAAGCCAAGGATCGCGATCCCAAACTGGACGCCAGCGTCCGCTGAGCCAGAAAACGACATCGTGATCAATTATGCCGTCGCCATCCGCGATGCGGTGGAGAATGGCGACCTCGATGATGCCTTTCAGGCGCAGCGTGACGCCCTCGAAGCCGTCTTCGATGCCGACACCCTTGTGGCGGTTCGGCGTTTGGTGGAGCCTGGATCGACAGGCGCTAAGAACAAGCGGTCCAGGCCGAAGGGAGAATAGGCAGTGGCTACGTTATACCAGAACCGAACCCGCAAACCGCGATCTTCTAGGATCGCACAGGAGGCGCTGGGTGAGCTTCAGGCGTTGGTGGCTAGGGGTGTAGCTGGGGAGAGGGCGGACGTAATGGGCGCCCTGCTCCTGGCTCGCCTGGACGACTTCCAGAAGGCACTTGAGGAGTTGCAGACGCGGAGGGGCTCGCAGACGGCTGATGCTATCGTTCAGCGGTACCCTGACGGCGTTAGGCTGTCGGTCTTGACCAGGGAGCTAGGCCTCAAGCCGACCGAAATGTCGGACCTCGTTGTGGACCTCGGGATAGGACGCTGGGAGCAGAATGCTCATAACAGTCGGGTGGTCTTCAACGCCACTGAGGATGAATATGTTTACAGCGCGGCGTTCAATCCTGGGCTGCTGACGCCGAAGGGGGCGGAGGCGATCAGGCGGTTCGTGCGGACGGGGGAGCGTCCTGTGTTGAAGGGTCAGAGGACGTGATGCGCCCAAAAGGCGGGTGTGAGGGGCCTGAAGCCGCCATTTTCACCCATATAGGTTGTATGGGTGTCTATTTGCACGCTCGGGTTGCATTTTAGGGTCGTCGGGAGGGTGTTACTGAAACACAAAAACAGACTGCTGCACGTAAGTGTATGAAAATGTTGAGAAAATACGCTGTTTCGGAAATTTCGCATTTGCCCCCAAGTCCTATAGGAGAAATATGAGAGTCTGATGGGGTCTATTAGGGCTTTTGGTCCTAGCAGTTATATTATTCTGAAACTAAAGAAACAAAGAATAAAGAATAGTGGTTTTCCTAAGCGGGCCTTGGGGTCTGGCTGTTTCACAAGTGATTCGAAAGTTGCGTAACATTTTGACCGTTGAAGCGTAACAGGCGCTTTGCGTAACAGGCGGTTCGGGGATCAGGGTTCTCCCCCTGGCTGGTAAGGGGCTGTCGCCCCGTCGCTCCAGGTTCCTAGCCTATCGGCTGTAAGGGTCTTCACTCCACCTACTCCCTCGGCTGTAAGGGTCTTCACTCCACCTACTCCCTCGGCTGTAAGGGTTGTGATGTCGTAAGGGTGTTTGGGTTGTAAGGGTCCGCGTATGACACTCTAGTTGACATTCGTCATTTTTTGTGTTTATACGTTTACCAATGCCTATCATCCTCGGGATCGACCCCGGCTTGAAGGGTGCGATTGCCAAGCTCGATACCGGTCTTGGTTCGTTGATGGTTTTCGACATGCCGACCTTCGTCGTCACCAAATCGAAGACCAAACGCTATATCGACCTGAACAAGTTTAAGGATGTCTGTCTGCGCGGCGGAGCACCAGACATCGCCTGGATCGAAGAAGTCCACTCCTCGCCGCAAATGGGCGTCGTCTCGGCGTTCTCTTTCGGCGCGTCCTACGCCGGATGCCTCGGCGTCCTCGCTGGTCTCGGGATCACGACCGAAAAGGTGCTCCCCAGCCGCTGGAAGGCGGCGCTGAAGGCTCCAGCGGACAAGGACGCCAGTCGAGCCAGGGCGACCGCTCTGATGCCCTCCTGTGGCTCCCTGTGGGCCAAGTCCACACAGGACGGCAGAGCCGAAGCCGCGATGCTCTGCCTCTATGGGGCGTTCACTCACAACATCCAGGTCAAAGGACCGATCTATGCCGCGTCTGTCTAATCCCAAGCACGAGCTATTCGCTCGATACCTCGCCAACGGCCTCAACCAAGCCGATGCCTACGAGAAGGCGGGCTACACCCGCAGCACGCCCAATTCCAGCATCCTGGCGGGTCGCGAGGACGTACAGCAGCGCCTTGCTGAATTGATCGACGACAAGGTGAGCGCCAACGAAGAAAAGCACGAGACCCGCCGCCGCAAGGTCAAGGCGGGCGCGACGCTTGCCGAAGTTGGTCTGACCAGAGAGTGGGTGCTGACTGAAATGATGAACGTCTACGACGTGGCCCTCTCGGATGGTCAGGTCAAGGAAGCGACCGCCGCGCTGCGCCTCCTGGGCCACGAGCTTGGTATGTTCGGCGGCGATCCACCGAAGGCTGATCCTAACGCCGAAAAGAAGGCAGCGGAGCAGCAGTCCGAGTCGGTCGGCAAGATGATCGACTTCTTCGCCACACCCGCGCCTGACCCTGCCCCGGCCTCAGACGGAACGCCCAAGACCACACGTCCCGCGTCAGACCTCAGCATCGACTCCATGCTGGGCGCCTTCAAAGACATTGCGACCGACTGATGGCCCTGATCACTTTAGGCGAACGCATTAAGACGCGCACAGCGTTGGCAAAGCTGACTGAGCTTTCCACGAACGTCGAGACGTGCCTTCGCCAAGGCAAGCCACTGCCTAAGCAGATCATCGATCAGTTCTCTCAATTTGGGAATACTTCCGATCCCACAAACATCTTCGACATGCTCGAAGATTTGAGGACGCAAGCAACAACCCAATACCACTATCGACTGAAAGAAGCCGCACCCACAGACTTGACTGCATTTGCTGAATACATGAACCCAGACGAGCCTCCTGCCCGTCACCACACGTTTATGTGCGAACAGCTTATGCACCTGGACAGCGGCGAAATCAGCCGCCTGATGATCTCAATGCCACCAGGACACGGCAAGTCGGTCTACGCCTCTCACCTATTTCCTGCATGGCGTATCGGGCGCAGACCGAAGAAGAAATTCATTCAAGCTGGACACAGCAAGGCTTTCTGCGAAAACCAGCTTGGCAAAGTGGTGCGTGGTATCGTTGATAGCGAGCGATACAAAGACATCTTTCCAGATGTTAGGCTTACTTCAGACAGTAAGGCTGCCGGATATTGGGCAACTACAAATAACTGCACGTATCTGACACGCGCAGTCGGTCAAGGTATCTCGGGCTTCCGCGCTCACTGTGCAGGCGTAGATGATCCGTTCGCATCCAGAGAAGATGCCGAGTCTCAGGTCATTAGAGACAAAGTATTCAAGTGGTATACCTCAGACTTCATCACGCGATTACTTCCGCACTGCCCTCTCTATATTGTCGCTACTCGATGGAATACTGACGATCTCTGCGGTCGCGTCGAGCAGATGGACAAGGAAGGCAAAGGAATTCCCTTTGTTATCATCAACTTACCAGCAGTTGCGGGGGATTCGGATATTTTGGGCCGAGCGCCCGGTACCGCACTTTGGCCGGATTTCTATGATTTACCCTACCTGATATATTTGAAAGAAACTCTCCCACCGAGCGAGTGGAATTCCCTTTATCAGGGAAGTCCAGTAGATGAAGAGGGTGGAGTCGTCAAAGGTACATGGTTTCAGCGTTACGATAAAATCCCCGATCACGAGTATGATGCTAATGGGAATGTAGCGCGAATCGGCTACAAAAAGACCATTGTTTCGGTAGATAGCGCCGAAAAAGTAACAGCCCGTAACGACTATTCTGTAGTACAGGTGTGGCGTCAATCACTAGATAACAAGCATTATCTTGTCGATGTAAAGCGAAAGCGGGTAGAGTTTCCCGACCTGTTACAGTTGATTGAGCAGACAGCCCTGACCTGGAAAGCCGACGCAATCCTCGTGGAAGATCGAGGATCAGGCACCCAATACATCCAAACCAGAGGAAATACTGGCCTCGCACCTGCTCCAGTCATACCCATACAGGTATCAAACCTAAGCAAACAGTTTCGCTTCGATGGCGTATCTCCAATGTTCCAAGCTGGGGAAGTGTACCTGCCCCATCGTGCTGATTGGCTCGCAGATTATGAGCTTGAGCTAATGACATTCCCAGCAGCTAAGCACGACGACCAAGTCGATGCGACATCCCAGTACCTGAATTGGGCGCGCAAGGGCAAAAAGCGTGGCACCAGACGCCTGTCTGGCACCACCATCACGCGCTGACGGGTACCTCCAGGATTCGAAGGCAGGGTACCTTTCGGATTCCGAAGGGGGCGGGGTGGACCCTTACAAATTCGGACATGGCCCCCTACAAATTCGGACACAACACCCAAAAACCCCAACACTATCAGACCCTTACACCCAGGCGTCCGATTTCATATCTTTTCGGACACCCATACAGCCCAGACGCCCACCACAACCCAGACACCCAGACGCCATTTGCAGGCGTTTCCAGGCGTTTTGGGCGTCTTAAGGGGCGATGTGAGGGCGCAATCACTGCCCTACCCTGACAGCCGATCCACGCACGACAGGCGCCCATTTCGGGGCGCTATGGGGCGTGCTGGGCGCTGCGGGCGTCCTGGGGAGCGGCTGAGAGGGGCGTAGGGGTCGTATGGGTGCGCCTTCGAGCCTACAGGCTGCCAGGGCTGCTCAGATCGCCAGATTTTCGCACGACAGGCGCCCATTTCGGGGAGCACACACGCGCATGAGCGCACCCAGGCGAGCACCCATACATACCCACACCAGGGCGCTCCAGATCGCCCAGAATCATGCACGACAGGCGCCCATTTCGGGCCTAGAGCGCGCCCCAAAACGCCCGAACTTGCCAATACAGGCGCCCATTTCGGGGAATATAAAAACGCCCGAGCACGCAATACAGACTCCCATTTCGGGCAATACGGGAGCGCATTTCGGGCAATACGCACGCCCATTTTTCGCAATACGGGAGCGCATTTCGGGGAACTAGGGCGCGAGGCCAGGGGCGGAATCGCGCGCATCCCCGGTCCCACCCGCGCCCCGAGCGCCTAAGCCCGCCCCGCCGCGCAGTCCCGCCCCATCCGGATGCTTCCCCCGTCCGATGGATGCCCGCCTTGAACCTGTTCAGCGTCTCGCCTTGCGCCCGGTCTCGTGTTCGGCCCTGCCCTTGCGCCTTCATTTCCGGCGCCGTTGTGTTTCACGTGAAACACGGGCCTATTTTGTTGAACCAGTTAACCTTGCGCCGCCCGCGCCGACCATCCCGGCGCTCTGGACCGCGTCGCGCTAGGTGTTCGCGCCGCGTCGTCGCCGACCCCGTTTTTATGGCATGTCAGAAAAAATGACACAAGCGGAATCGGTATTTTTCTTCTAGGTCATTATTCCTAGGCCTAGGCCTTACGCGGGCGCGGGATTCCGTACCCTCCGCCCCCCAGGCCTCCGCCCCCCAGGCCTCCGCCCCCCAGGCCTCCGCCCCCCAGGCCTCC